ATCCAGACCAAAAACTGATTGTATTAGACAGTAATTTTTTAAAATGGTCGGACACATTCAAGCGGTTCGTAATATTTCACGAATTAGGCCATCATCATTTGAATAGAGGTCATGTTAGTTATAGGTCGATTATGAATTGTTGCACGTATCACCAACCAATAGACAGCCTACTAATAAACGAATTATTTTATGGACAAGAGTAAATTAATATACGCACAGTTTGACGATAATCCTAGAGAGGTTTCAATGCTCCTATATGGGGAGATTGGCGCATACTTTGGGGAGAATATGATTAACGCTAATGCTTTTGCTAGTGAGCTTTTCATGTTGTCAGAGGCAGGTTATAAAGTAACCGTAAGAATAAACTCAGAAGGGGGTGATGTTCTTAGAGGTCTTTCGATAGTTGACGCTGTTATACAAACGGGTGCTGATACTGTAGCCGTAGGAATGGCGGCAAGTATGGCGGGGGTAATACTACAGGCGGGTAAAAAGCGAATGATGACAGACTTTGCGTCTATTATGATTCATGCAGCCACGGGGGGAGATGAACAACTTCGTGAAATAGTAACGGCCCAACTCGGAAGCCTACTAACTTCTAAATCTAATTTAGGTGAGGAACGTATTACTAAAATACTTAGTGGAGATAAGGACGAATGGTTTGCGGTTAAGGGAGTTCCAGACGATAGAAACGCGGAAAAGATGGGTTTAGTTGATGAGGTATTGATTACAAATCAAGATAATCCGTTAAATATTTCACAAATTGAAGAAAAACCTGCTAATTTGTTTAGTATTTATGCCAAAATGATTGGCAATCAAATTGATAATACAAAAGTAGAAATGAGTAACACAATTTTAAAAGCACATTTGGACGTTAGCGAGAACGCAAGCGACAAAGAGATGATTGCCAAAATTGACGAAAAGGTAGAAAATGCAGTTTCGTTAAAGCAGGCAGAAATTGACGCTTTAAAGTCTGAAAACGAGGCTTTGAAAGCATCAAGAGCAGAAGGGTTGATAGCTGACGCAAAAGAGGCAGGATACCCAGAGGATAAGATCGAAGACCTAAAGGCTTTCGCATCTAATAACTACGAAGCGGCTAAAGGGACTATTGAAGCTCTAAAGACTGCAAAGGCGGCTATTACACCGATTGCCCCAATTACTAACAGCGCGACGACTCCAAAGGTTGAGAACGGTTTGAAACAGTTCGAAGAGTACACAGAAGAAGAGTGGTTAGCACTATCAGACGAAGATCAAAACAAGGTATTAAACATTAAGTAAAAATGGCTGCTGAAAAATTAATAAGACAGTTTGAAAGAATGATTGTCCCTGAGTTGTTCCCAAAGAATGACTTTATGGCTAGAGCAATCAATGATGACGGTTATGTGAATGGTAATTCCGTAGATATTCAAAACTCTGGCACTATCCCAGACGTTTTAGTAGATACTTCTACCTACCCTATCCCTGTTTCTAGAAGAACAGACGTAGCACATCAATATATTTTGGAGAACCTTAACACTGAGGTTACTCATATTCCTACGGTTGAAGAGTTAACCGAAATTGGAGGTAGAAACAAAATGAACTCTATTGCTACACAGCAAGCAAGTAAGATTAGAACTAAGGCGGCTGATAGATGCATAGTTAACTGGTTAACGGGATTGCCAGCGGGTCAAAAAGTAGCAACAACAGGAGCAGCTAGAAACCCTTCTGTACCAGTTGCAACGGGCCAACGTAAGCAGATCACAGCAGAAGACGTAAGAGCAGGATTAGAAATCTTAGCGGCTGACGACGTAATAATGGAAGGTGACAGCCCTGTAATGGTGGTAAATTCAGCGTTCTATTATAACGACCTTTTAGGAATTGACGACTTTGTGAGATATGACTCAACAGCAAAAGCAAACCCAGCGTTAAACAATGGATTGCTAGGTAATCTTTACGGCGTAGAGGTTTACATGAGATCAAGAGTGGCAACAGTAGACGCGTCTTTCGATGTTAAAGCAGAAGGAGCAGCGGGAGCGGCTACAGACGCGGGAACTGCTATTCTATACCATCCTAATTATGTTAGAAGAGCTGTAGGGGCGTTCAAAGTTTATATTGAAACAGACAAGCCACAATATGCAGGAGACATTATGTCTACTGAGTTAAGATTCGGTTCTGTTCGTTCAAGAAATGACGACAAGGGAGTTATTCAAATTTATGAGGCTACTGTTTAATAGTAGCCTTTCACATTAAAATTAACAGTATGTCAACTACAGAAGATTTAAAAAAGTCCAAGCCAGAGGGATCTAAATCAAGTGGAAAAAAAGCGATAGAGTCAGCGGTCGAGATAAAAGGCGATGGTATTACTAGCGCGGCACAAGCAAAGAAATACATGGAAGCTATAGGGGTTCAACCTTTAGCAGTATTCAGGGGCGAAACCGTTAAGCAGTTAATATGTACGTCTGATGGACAATTCTTTTATGAAGTGGGTTCGGCCCAGAATCATATTAGAAAGTACAAGCACGTAAAGCGTGACTACTTCGTAATAAAATTATAATAATGGCTGGACTAAGTAACGTTACGGTTAATGTAGGAGCTTCTGGCTTAGGTCGTAGACTGTTAAGCAATGACGGGATTACGGGGTTCGTTTTTTACAACGATACCCCTCCCGCTGGTTTTACAGCTAACGAGGCTAAGAAGGTTTTTTCTCTTGCAGAAGCCGAGAATTTAGGGATAGTAGACACTTCGCCAACGTATGAAGTAGATCACTATCATGTTAGCGAGTTTTTTAGGATTAATCCTAGTGGCTCGCTTTGGATTGGATATTTCAACGTCCCTGCTGGAGCTTATGATTTTGCAGAGGTTACGACTATGCAAAGAGATTTTGCAAAGGGTGAAATAAGAATGTTCGGTATTTACACGCCTTTAGTGGTTTTTGCTAATACGGCCGTAGCTACTTTACAAACTCAATTAGATCTACTAAACGGAGACAATACCCCCGCTACTGGTTATTTATGTCAAGACATACAGGGAGTTGCGGACTTGTCAACATTGGCAGATTTGAGAACCGAAACAAGCGACGACGTTAGAGTTATTATTGCAGAGGATAACGCAGGGACAGCGGCAACATTAGCAGCGTCTAAAAGTTACTCTATTACTGCAATGGGTTCTATACTTGGCGCGTTGAGTGGCGCACCTGTTAACCAATCACCTGCAAACCCTGAGAATTATAATCTTAGCGGTGCAGAAATGACGGTGCCAGGATACGCAAACGGCCAATCATATAGAGAAGTAGGAGAAACAGCAAGCGGAGCATTAAAGGATAAAGCTTACACTATTGTAAGAGATTATTTACCTGGTCTTTCTGGTACGTATGTAGAAAGAATCCCAGCGACTAACGCGGCTTCTTCTGACTTTGCTTTTGATGAGAATAGACGAGTAGTTCAAAAGGTTCAGCGTTTAATGGTTGCGGCTTATACGCCTAAACTAAACAGCGTTATTACTTTGAATGAGGACGGGCAACTATCTGATTTTGCGGTATCTGCTTTGCAGGACATTGGACAAACTCAAATCGAGGCTATGCAGGCATTAGGTGAAATAAGCGCGGGGGAGACTTTGATAGATCCTAGCCAAGATATTTTATCTACTTCTGAACTAGTTATATCGGTTAACGTGGTTCCTACTGGAACGGCTGAGTTTATTACGATTAACATTAATTTAACTCCTAATTTGTAAGAGATGGCTATTAATAATCAATTACCGATCATTCCAGTTATCAACGGAGTTAGTTACACACAGGCTGACATTGTTTTGACTATTGACGGGGTTCCTTACATTGGCTGTACTGCTGTAGATTATGCAGACAACCAGACAATAACGGGAAATTACTCAACAGGAAACGAGGCTACCAGTGTAGGGTTTGGTACTGTAGAAAATACGGCTACTATAACGCTAACAATGGAAACCGTACAGGCTTTGAGTTCTATCGCACCACAGGGTAAAATACAAAACATTCCTTTCTTTGATGTTCGTATTAGTTACGCATCAACCGAGGGAGGGATTTTTATCAGTCACAGACTTGTTAGATGCAAGTTTAAAGGCAGAAACCCTAATAGCGCAGTAGATAACTCCCAGATAGAGGAAGCGTTAGAATTATTTGTTTCGACAATTAAATACACATTATGACACAGACTACGACCACAGACAGAAGACAGAAGTTAATTAATTTACCAATTCCTAAAGGCGGCACATTCTTAGACGCTGGAGGTGAATGGGTATGGGTTTTAAGGCCTTTAACTATTGACGTATGGACGCAAGCCGTTAAACAGGCTAGAACATCAAGCTCTATTACTGCCGCTTTGATGGTTATTGATACGTTGAAACATTCTGATTGCCCGTCTACAAAATCTATCCCCGAAACAGAGATAGGGTTAATGATGGCTTTAGAAGATGAGGTTAACAAGTTGGTAAACCCTGTTCAAATTGAAGTAAAAAAAAATTAGAGGATTGTTCTGTCGATTATAAGAGAGACGGGAACGGGCTAATAATATTGAGCGAATTGGAGCAAAAAGCCGCTCTGATTCGCTTTTTTTTTAATAAGGATTATCGGAAGTTTGACGATGATTTTTTTAGAGCATGGGGGCAATTAGAATTTGCTCTACTTTATGAAAAGA